TTAGATAGACCTATTAGTTAGGAGGATTGCTCCCGATAGCAGTTACTACCCGCATAGAGGAAGACTTTGTAACTCCAAGGTTAGACTCAACCACTTGCACATTTTTGTAAGGCAAAACAATAAGACCAAACTTATTAGCCGAAGCCTTCTTTAAGCTTACTTCTGTAATGTGAAGTTTTTCTTGGGTCGAAATATCCCTGTATCTAAAGTCAACCGTAACGCGAACGGTTGAACCACCGGCAATTACCACATCCTTCACATTACGAGATTGAGAAAGAGCGGTCTTAACAAAGCTAACAGCTTGTTCAGCCGTCAAGGATATCTCTCCATAGACAAAGTTTCAAGTTTTCGATAACGCGAGCTAGGCCTCTTTAGTCCACTTATAATCGTGTACACGCGCAATCCGGGGCGGTCATCTTCATACACACCTCGATGAACCGTAGCGGCACCCGTCATAGTGGCTAACATGTCAAATGCGTAGTCAATTATATTTGGGAGACCTTCAACTGTTTCAAATGTATCCTTACCACCAACGATGATTGCAGCTGCACAAGTCGCCGTTGTAAGATCAAAGCCATCAGCCAATAACGTCTTACCTAGTGACTCCTTGAGTTGCTTAAAGACCTCAGTTTCATCCCCTAGCTTAGCCGGATGAATACTTGTGACCCCCATGATCGTGTGACCACCGGCTCTAGTAATAGTTTGGTAATCAGCCGGGTCAAATGAAGTATAAGCCGAGTGCTTTGTGCTGACTCGATTAAATATGTCGAACAGCGTTGCCACGTTGGCATTGATCGTAGGCCAGAAGTTCTTCATCGTGAGCTTCTTGCTGTTACCGTAGAGTTTCTGAGTCCTGTCGTTATCCAGAACAAGTAATGGAGAAACTGAACCAGCTTCAGCTAGGTCTGAAACCTTGCTCGCAAGCGTGTAAGAGTTCGTCGCCACCTTAACTGACGTAGACTCGCCATTCGTTGGCAGCGTCAGCAGTACGCCAACCCTAGAGTCTACATCCTCTACATACCCACAAAACTGCATGTACTTCTTGGCAATCATAATGAGCGGGATCAAGCTCCCACCACCACTACCACCACCTGCGCCAGCACAAATGATTACGTGATCTACGTGTCTACCAAATATCTGTTTCATGGCGTTGTAGACATGCTGCTGATTCTTAACTAGCGCATCTTCCCCAGCCAACATATCCTTACCAGCACCACCAGCACCGGCCTCAAGTAATATCTTCTGGCTCTCTGGAATAGATATACCATGCAGGTCTTGAGGAGACGTGTTCACGCAAATAGTCTTGTTGTAGCCCAACGAGTAAAATGCTTCCGCGAGCCTGCCCCCACCTTGACCACTACCAACAAAAGCATAGCGTACAGAACCACCGACCGTATTCTCTACGGTCTCTTCCTCTTCCTCAGGAATATCGTAATCTTCCAAAGCTAATATTGGTAGGGAATCTTCCCCGTTAACGTTAATCTGAGACGTCTCGACCACTAACTCTTCGTCTTTCTCTAATTTACCCATCGCCTAACCCCCATGGCGTCTCATCTAAAGTTCTTCTTCAAACCAGCCAATCGAGCTTTCCAATATGACATAGGCTTCGCTGTTTTCTTGATTTTCTCCACCGTCTCTTTACTAACGGGCTCAAAAGACAATGTACATTTGCAATTAGATTTGCACTGACACCAACCACTTTTTGGCTGAGTAGGCAAAGTGTCCTTAGTAAAGGGAGAAGCATTCGCAATCTCTATGCAATCTGGACAATGCTGAGCATTTGGGTCAAGGTGCCAGTGTATTAGAGTTTCAGTACCAGAACCGATAACCTGACCAGCAGAATACGCTGACGTAAGTGCATCTGAATACATCTTGATTCTAGGGACTAACGCGGAAATATTTCGACCCTTCTTTACCTCATCTACCAGACCGTCAAAGAACTTTAACTCTTGTTTTAAACCGCTCTCAAGCCACTCCCTCTCCTTATTAGAAAGAGCCTTTGGCGCACCAAACCTAACAGGCATCCCGGTAGATTGAAGCCCATATAAGTAACTCTTTCTATAAGCGTCAGAAAGAAACTTCTTACTCGCGGCGACTTCCGCATTAAAGCGGGCTTTAAATTGCGCCTGCTGTCTAGCATCAGCTTGTCGCATTCTCTTAATCAGGTTGGCGGCGTTGAAAAAGTTTGAAAGTAGTCTTTTGTTAATCAATGCTATCAATGAAGCAAGGGCCGCTAATGCTAACACTGCTTGCTTAGACTTCTTCTTTTCTTTCTCTTCCTTATTAGCCGGATAGCGTTCGTGATGCCTTTTCACCCAAAGATCACGATGAGGCGCACCGCCATGGTGAGCTAAGTGTTTAGCTTCCAGTAACTCAAGCAAAGCCTTCGGATCTTTATCCAGTACTTCAAATAGCCTGCTTGCTAAAGCAATGCGTTGCTTAGACACGCCGCCACCAAAAGTTATTAGTTTTCAGAGTTTACAGATTTAAGCGACGAACGAAGCTCGTTTAACTCAGCTTCAGTCATCTCCCCAACAAAGGGCGTTGAATCACTACCATTGTATTCTGGTGAGGCTTCAGCAATGCCAATCTCTTCTTTTAGCGATGAAAGATCAATGTCTTTCTCTTTGATCATGCCTTCAACAAGAGCGCTAAGGGCTTCATCGCTAAACAAATCATCAATAAAAGAATCATCTTTAAACGAATCCGCTAAGCTTTTGTCTGGCACCATCTCAACTTCCGGCTCAAGAAGAGGTCTCAAATCAAAAGGAGTAAGTCCAAGAATATTCCGAAGAATGTACGACTGTAGTGCTTCAGGCTCCACCCCAAGGATTTGACCCATCTCCTGTAGCTTCTGGGCTAAGTTCAGCGAAAGGTCCATAGCCTCCATACGCTGCTGCTCGTCCAGCGTAGACGGAGACATCATCTGAAGCTGGAACTGGTTCTCAGGTCTTAATGGGTCAAGACCTACTAAAGCTAAATGGATCTGGCACAGACGTGTTAGGCCATTGATAACCGCACGTTGAAGCCGCTTCACGGCTCGCCCGAAAGTCACATCAATCTGTGCCAAACCGTACTTAACTGACGAGTATGCATCGAGACCAATGTAAGCTTTTGGAATCTTTAAAGCCGCAAAGAGCTTGTCTCGGAAGTACTCAATATCGACAACACCCGTTACATTTGGGTCAACGCCAAGGTAATCAATCCTACTATTAGAGTCTTTCCTAATAGGCCAGAAAATATCTGCCGTCAGGTTAAGAGGATTGAACCGAGAAGTCCATTCACCACTCTCCGGGTTAAAGTATTGCTTCTTGCCAAAGTAACGCTGGTATCTGCGTGTAAGTGCGAGCGCCTGATCGTGGCTCACACCACCGACATCAATATAGAAAATTCGATGTCTGCCAGCGATCTCAAGACGGTAAATAACGAGGACATCCTCTAAAAGAGTCAACTGACGCCATGTGCGACGAGCGTTCTCAAGCATAGAAGTGCCGTACACAGAACCACCTTGCCGAACCGTCTGCGTCCTAGACATAATCCTAAACTGGACCATATCCCAAGGCGCAAAAGGACGATCCCCAAAGGGAGCTACTCTAAAACCCGTGAGCCTCGAATACTTATCAACTAACCGCTCAACATCTTCCGCTTCCATAAACTCAATCCCGACAATACCTTTGTCAGGACTGGCTAATGGTCGTACGAAGTTATCCCCGAATTGTGCCAGGTAACGTGCAATACCAAATACATAATCCTCAATATCAATGCGGTCTAACATCCGCATTAACTCTACTGAGACTTGAGGGTTACGCGAGTTCACCCAACACGTCGAATGATGCACAGGGCTCATTTGACATGACTCATCAGCATAGATGTCTAGAGCGCCAGATATAAGCGTGTCCTCGCCCATATCTCGATAGTCTTTGTACTTTTTAATTCTGGTGGAAGATAGCTCCATCCGAGAACGGTAGTACGAAGCCATAGGAGAGAACTGAGCAGCCTGATCACCTACAGGTGCTCCGGGTTCTATAATCTCTGGCCGAGCAAATAACCTTTGCACCAAATCTTGAAAGCGGTTTGCCACTAGTCAGTCCTCATTTAAAAGTGAATCCATTACTGCCGAGTAAAAAGCGGGAGTCTCTATGGGGGAAGCCCTTAATATTTTATTGAAAGCGACCGATGGCTTAAGCCACAAGCGTTCCTTCCCTTCGTGCCCGCCATATTTTCGCACGTATAGACGGCCAAAGGGTGCCAGCCAGATCTCATCGCCATCAATAAGTGCATCAGCAGCAACTTTAAGAAACTCATTTACGTATTTCTCAAACTTATTTTGAGGAAGACAAAGGTTAGTCGCTGCCTTTCGTGCAACTTCTCGTTTAGTCAAAAAACCTCCCACGAGCTAATATAATAGCACTAACCATTAACTCTACCAACCCTGCATGTTTGTTTTGTCACCGATGATTCCGGTGATTCGATCTGCCTCATCGTAATCCGACATCAACCAATCCGTACCTATGATCGCTGCTGGTTCAGTAGGGGGTGGTGGCTCGTTCTTCTTCCTTAGCTGTTCCTCAAGAACCATATTCTCCGAGAGTTGGTTCTCTGTGTACTTAGAAGTAACCACGGCATAGTGACTACCGGCTAAAGCGTCAGCAACGTCCTTACCAGAGTTCGGCGGGTGGTCGATCTTCATTCTATTTGAGTTCTTGCTATGAACAACTTGTAGCGAGGTTAACTCATCGATCAATGGCCGGTACATGTAGTAATTAATGCACCCTGCCATAAATCCAGCTTTAAGTGTCTGATAAGCAGTAGGCGTACGATCCATCGATATTTCAAAAGATTCGATGCCAGACTTCTTAAAAATTTGTTGATGGTAATTCGATTGAAATTTATCAAAGGTAACTGCGCCAATAGGCATCCCAAGTTTCTGCAAATAAAAAATGAAACTGGTTATTTTAGCAAAATCAATCTCAGACCCTTTAGGCGGTTTAATTTTGATCATGAAGTCTACATAAACTACAGGGAGTGTAGTTTTTTGAATCACACCTTGCATGTCTGGGCGTTCTACTTTCTTAAACCCATAGAGATGTGAACACACTAAGCCAACGCAGTCATGCTTTAAGGCCAAGTCAGCGTGGATAAATCTAGGAGCCCCAGCATTCACCTTTAGCTGGTACGTATGCCTAAAAGAATCAATTTCCTCAAAAACATCCTCTTTCTTAAAAATAGATTCAAGCGTCATATCATCATCCTTAATCGAGAGTGTGGGCTCATCGACTGTAAAAGGATGGTACCTGTCCGAATCAATTAAGGAATGCAAGCGTTCACGGTTTCCGAAGAAAGGAGACGCTGCGTAAAGAGCAATGCCAGAGATGTCTCTAATAGATCTTTCTAAATCTTCATTGTAGCGTTCATACCAAGCGATA